TGAAACCAAATTCCCTAATTTTTCGTTTTGCCCGTTGAGCAAATAGAACAATATTATCAACCCGAACCGGGGCGATTTGTGCCGAACCATGAGTTGTTTGTCGGCGAACAGTAATATCGGAAGGCGTAATAACTGCCCCTGTAGAAGATGGAACCCACTCACCGCCAGTAGTACCAATAGATAAAGTATCTTCACCGGCTGACATCCATCGGATAGCGTTTACGTTATCAGCCGATATAGTAAAATCTAACGCATCATCATCTTGTACCGTTCCATCAAACGTACCCGCAGTAGGGTCACTATCCGGGGAATGGTTTTCAAAATCCCCGGTTTGTGATGCCCAAAATGTTTGAGGCTGATCTGTATTAGCCGCCGCATATAGACGTTGTTCAAAAAAAGCGCCTGTCGAGGGATAACCAGTTGTACCTGACCAAGAGCCAAGACGCCATTCTGTTTCTGCGGTAGTGACCGTAAAGGTTCTCTCCACATCCACAGTAACGCTGGTTGTTCCCCCAACAGCCGTTATTACACCCCACCCCCAATTAGTAGTTGAATCGTCTGTTAATCTTATTGATCTTCCGATATCAGTAGATAGAAAACCCTGCCCATCATTAATTCCCGCAGTAGAAGAAGCGGCTATGGTAACTCCTAATCCTGTAGCGGCAGAAGGAGTTAAAGTTGTAGTCGTTGCGTTTTTTGGAAGCCAAGGGCCATCTTGCCACGGGACTTCGATTAACGACCATGTTGTATGCCCCCGTCTTTCTAATCTATAAGTTGGGTAATCAACATGAAACATATATAAAATATCTGCGGATTGTGGCCCTTCTATTTGGTATAAGTCCGCTTCTGCATACGGAGTAACTAATTCTACGGGTGCATTATCCAGTAACGCAACATTATCTATTTGAACTGTTTTTCCAAGTTCATTTATAAACTGAACATAGAAATTAGCCGCCGTAGATGTAAAGGAATAACAATGATAACCAACTTCAGCAATAAAATCGTTGACAAGTTGTGTACCGGAACTGGATGTCCCTACTCGAAATAGTACATAATCCCCCGGCGCACCAATAACTTGAAATTGTAAAACGTGTTCGAGGGCAGAAGAATTTGTTACCGTTTGTTCAGCATGGGCGTTAGTTGATCCATTAGAAGTTAAACTGAGTCTTTGATTGGTAGAGTCGTGTGATATAGAAGAACCGCCACCGGAATTATCACTCCAATTTGTAATATTTGAAGCGAATGTTCCGTTAGTGATAGAGGCAGTAATATTGGGAACAGAGATTTGCCCTTGGTCTTTAAAAAACCTCATATAGTTATTTCCCATTTCTATGATGTAACTTTGAGAAGTGGAAAATTGAAATTTTTTAAGTCTGGATTTTACGGTTGCCCCTGTTTTAGTTGCGGCAACATATCGAGTTCCGGCTCGGCGCATAGCCCCTCCTTCAGACAATGGAATAAGATTTTCCATTGTTTCCAGACCACTAGGGTATTTATTAAAATCAACCCGAGAGGCAAGACGGGGAGATAACTCCCCCGTATTCATGGAAGGAGTAATTGGGTGAACTTTCGGCATTATCTAAATCCATTTCTTGAATTAGCCCAGTTTCCTCGGGGTCGAGGCTCGGGAAAAGAACTTACAGCATCAATAGACTTCGCTCTCGCTAAATCTTTTTTTGCTCTTTCCGAAAGTTGATCTTCTAGTACATTAGAATTTGCGATGGTTATCGCTAAATTCCTTGCTAGGGCGGACGCTAACGCCAAGCGGAAGGAAGCCGGCATTAAATTGGGATCTGTTTCTTTTTTAACGTAAGTTAAATAAACTGTACTGTGGTTAGTCGATAAAACTTTTTGGCTGGCAAGTTGTTCTTCTCTATAATCTATGGTTCCGTGACCGGCATCATTATCATGCACCGAAATAGTATATGCCCAATCAGCCGGAAGCGCATACGCAAAATCAAACCCAAAAGCCGGGGTTGTTGATAACTGAGCCAGTTCTACCCGTTGTGTAGCAAAATTCCACGGGTATTCCAGCATATCATCCCGGATTTGTGAGTAAATATCATTAACCGCATTTGCGTTCGGCGTTGCTTGAGTTAAAGAAGTAATCCGAGTACCTCCAACTAATCGTAAAGCAACATTAGCTATATCAGTTTCACTTGGCATGAAATACTCCTTTTACGCCAAAACAGGTAACGGTTTATCCCCTCTAGCTACAGCATGGGCTTCTTCTTTATTTTCAATTTCGCAAATTGGTTTTCCGCCCACCGAAATAATGTACGCTTTTTTTCCTAAGTTCCATGTTACGGAACCTGTACCAGAAATAAATTCTGGTGGCGCAACTTCTTCTTTTTTCGGGGCAATTTTTGCTTCTGGAAACCGGGTTATTTTTTCACTAAGCGGATGAAAAATTACGTTATGACCTGTTTTTGTATTTTGGACTTCTAAAATAATACCTTCGTATAAAGCTAGTACCCGTTTATCTTTAATTTCCATCATGCGGATAATATCCCCCGCCATTAGGTTTGCCCCTAATGTATTAAAAAATCCGGGATTAAAACATTCGGTCAGTTCGTGGTATTCACAAATATAATTCCACACTTTCCCAAAATTCCCATCTTCGGGTTTATTTAACTTATTCGATTTCGCCTTTATCATAAAGTCTCCTTAAAAAGCGGATATACGGGCTTCCCCAACAAGGAGGAGAGAAAAAAAGAGAAGCCCGTACTCCACATTAAACTACTTAGTCTGAATCCGCATAAGAGGCGTTCAGAACATTATCAGATATATCGACCGCACCCGAGGAGACAGCATTAACTATATGCAAGCCCATCCCGGCTATTGTACCGGTGCGGACAGCAGTTGTCCAATCAACGGTAAAAATTAAGTCGCCAACCTGAAAGATCTGGTCGTCATCGTCATTATTAAAATACCCGGCCGCATCTACGGCTGTAGAAGCTTCCAAAGTATCATAACGCCAATGATTAAAGCCATTATACGAACCCATGTTAGTCAGATCTGCCGGTATAAACGCCATTTCTGTCTCCTAATCTAAGGTTCAAAAAACAATTGAGGGGCCGAAGCCCCCCAATCAAGTTATGAAGTTGGGATAGCGGCTGTATCATCAAGGTTTCCCTCGATAACTCCACCATCATCAATCATTACAGAATTACCGGACATAGCGTGGTTCACAAAATGAGCCGCCCGATCACCATGCCATGTGATATCTGCGCCAACAGATGTTTCACCAGACATAGTTCCCGCAAGATTCCCGGGAGATTTACCGGACGCATATCCAATAGCTGATTTATTATATACGAAAATTTTAGATGTAGCTGTTCCTACACCCGGATTTCCGGAATGAACAGTCCACATAACTTGCGCCCACCGTTTCCAGTTACCAACAGCGGCACCGTTATTGTAAACTTGACCATCAGCCCCAACATAGTCAGAGGATGCGAACTCTTGAATAGTAGATGCAATAGCCCACATTTTAGGGGACATAACACCATACATATTTCCCGGTTCGTATGCATCATTACTGATGAGTGCTTCGATCATACCGAGCAAACCATTTCTAGCGGCGGCGGATGAACCTACCGCTACTGAAACAGTAGACTGTGAAGTTGAGTCGAGAGTTGTAAGGATTTGATCGTCACACTTTCGACCAAGCGCTTTAGCACCGCCACGGGCGATAGCCATACGCTCATCAATGTTAATTTTTGCCTCATCCAGTTTATCAACCCAATCACCAGCATAGAAATCAGCTAGTGTCGTGGAGATCGCTGTATGAGTTTGGTTCATCGGAGTGATTGTTCCGTGTCTCGCTTTCGTAGTAGCAGTTCCAGTTCCGATTTTCTGGAAAGTCGCTACTGAACCCACGACATCAGATTTAAAGCGGACGGATGGTTTCAAAACCGAGCCTTCTCTCTGAAAAACGTCATGGACATCACGCTCGTATTGCGTGATAAACGAATTAGTGATTGAGGTAGCCATTATAAGCCTCCAAAATTAATAAAATAATAATAATACTAACTATTACATTTCCTATGGAAGCCGTTTTGAAATTAGAATCCGGGAAGTCTTTTCAGAGGCCGTATCTTTTTTCTAACGGGGCATCGGTTATGTTTATACTACAAAACGGTGGGGCCAATTAAGGGAAGCCACCTATAAAAAATATACAAATCCTTGTATATTTTGTCAATTAATCTTTATGTGTTCCTTTTCGTTG